GTGTAACTATCAGGTTGTTTGACAAAAGCCACTATCCAAGAACTGTCAACGTTTGTACTTGTGGTGTCTCCGGCCTTGCCAAGGATGAAATCATCTACAAGATTAAGATTGTTGCTGGTAACTAGTTTCCACTGTGATTCAGTGGATTCGTATCTCAATCCAAAATTTTGATTTTCAAATATCTGATTGACAATTTCTGTTTCAAGAGCTACGGGCAAATCATTGATAAATCTTGGTAATATTCTAGTAGCAATGGCTCCTGTTGGCACAGCAATATTCAATAATATAGGACCAAGACCTTTAATATAAGTTCCGTCCCCAGTGACTTTGATTATTTTAGTCCATATATAATCTGTTTGATCTGCGTCATTAACATCGGCTGGGACCAGTTTTCCTTTTTTAAATCTGCTGCCTGTGGGTGCTGTAAATTTCACGGCTGCATTAGTCAACACATATTTTAAATTGCTGGTTGAATATACTCCAACCGGCAGCTGCGAATTATCTATAATATTTTTAAAATAACCTGTGCTGGTTGCTGTAGAAATAGATTGCCATACTGTGTTGGCATCAGTGAATAATATTTTATCAAATTTTGTAAAATAAAAATTATAAATTTCAGAATCAGTGAATACAGGTTCTAGATTTCGTCTAATAAAATTGATAATATCTATTCTATTTGTAAATTTAAACGACAGTACAGATTCGTCTTGTTGTTTGTAAATGTATCCGTCACTGCCAAACACATTGATACTGCTGTACTTGCCGGTGGCATCTAAGATATCAAAATTTCTACTGATGCCGCTGCTGGTTCTGTTTACTGCCTTGATTTTTACAATGTTCTGTGATCCTAGCAGTGGTGCAAGATTATAATCTTCTGCGGTGATCATTCTATTTTGAGTGTAATAGACTGCAGGAGCATTAGCACGAATGTTATCTATGTCTTCCGAAGCTGCGGAATTGGCCACTGTATTCTGTAGAGCAAGGCCAATAGTCAGTGTATGTTCTACGTTATTTTTGTTGCGGTACACTACCGAAATATTGATTCCTTTCAACTCATTTGGGTATATGGTATATGATAACCCAATGCTGGTTCTATAAAATACTCTGAACGATCCCTGTGGCAAATTACCGTAGACGCCGTCAGCGAACACAAGATCAATGTTGTCATTTTCTTTGGTGTTGATAGCATAGATGTTACGTATGTCTTGTGTTATGCTGTTATATGCTATGTTGTTGCCCACTAAAGAAGATACCTTGGTCCATTCCTCTAACTGGGCGCCCTGTGAATTCAAAGAAAACAACCATACGTCATCATTGTTGATGTTGCCTGCGTCTACAGCAATTTTTTCATTGGTGGTCGGCACGGCTACTGTAAAATCTGCTAATTCCAAGCTGCCCTGTTTAAACAGTATAAAAAATCCTGTGTTGGCACTTCCTGGTCCAGATCCATCATTCTTGTACACAAATCCTAATTGATTACCCGGCACTGGAGGTTCTTCGTATATATTTTCACTGTTTTTAAAAGCTGTGCTTACTATTTCAAAATTCACACTTCTACTGGCCACAGTTTTAGAGAAGGAAAACAAAGGCACATCTGTGTTTGCTGTGCGGAATCTATATTGTTCTGTAGGAATGCCTTGTATGATCGCAGATCCTTGACTGCGACCAAATTCTGTGTTGTCTGCCATGGACGAGTTCAGCACAGTGAGAAATTGTTCCAGCCAGTTAGCGTTGGTAGGATCGTTCCAGGTTATCAGTTGCTGAGCAAGATTTTTTCCGTTGCTGTCTAAGATAGTGTCAGTGGTTCTGATTGTAGAAAATTTCAATAAGCCGCTTGCAGCCACAGTGCGTTTGGCATTATAACTCAGCATTCGAGCTATGCGCAGCACACTTTCTTTGGTTTCTGCAAGTTCAATGAAATTTTCTCTGCTGGCAAGATCTATACGGAATGCTAGACTCTGTCCTAGAAATGCCACTGCATCAATCAATGCCATGTATTCAGAACTTTCTATGTAGTCATTGAAATCTTCTGGATAATTTTCACGTAGATACGTGATGATAACTCTGCGCAGATTTTCAAAGTCGTAGCTGCGGAAATCCGCGTTTTTAAACGTCTGATATATCCTGGTCCAATCTTGATTCAGTATGAGGTTGTTTTGTCTGCTGGTTGTGGTCATACCAATATTTACCCTTAAAAATAAACTGCTTAGTTAATCACACTATTGTTTTTGTCAAAATTCAAGGTCATGCGTTCTGTGATATTGAATGGAATATAGACTAAATCTGCCTGAATTCGCATGCCTTGATCTGTGCTGTCTATGTTGATTTCAGTGACTGCGAATCTAGGATCATAGTTGATGATAGCTTCTACATCCTTGGCTATGATTTCTTTGACGTCTGGGGTAAAAGGTTCAAACAGCATGTCCCAGATCACTGTGCCGAATTCTGGGTTTTCTAATTTTTCGCCCTTGCGGATATAAAAATGATTGATTAAATCCTGCTTGACAAGATTGATATCATAGAGTTTGAAGTTCTTGTTGGCTTCACTGGAACTGAATCCTTTGTAGGTGAATTGTCCTTGATTCTGCGTCACTGTGGCAGAACGCTGTGCTGCTGTTTGTTGATTGTATAATCTCGTTGCCATGATTAGGTGTTCCTGTCAGTTTTATCTGGTGTTAGCAGATCCGGTGCTCGGTGTTCATGCAGAGCCCAAGGTTCATGCATGGGTATGCGTTTCATGAAGCTTTTCACAATGCCTGCTTGATAACGCTGATCCCAACCTGCTGCTGAGCTTGTGGCTGGATTGTCTCTGAGATCGTATGGTCTCACGTAATCAGCAGCCGCAGCAGTTTCTGCATTGTTTGGACCGTTGAAATTGATTTTAGTGCCGTTGAGTTTGACTTCTGCGCCACTGCCTAAACTGATATCCGCTGTAGAACTGATCTTAGTTTCTGCTCCGGATGCAATATCTAAATCGTTGTTGGTGGATATTTTAGTCTTGGCTCCTACTAGTATGTCAAGATTGGCACCCACAGTGAGCTTGGCATCTGCGTTGATTAAAAACTCCATGTCTGTGGCAATTTCCGCATGCCACTTACCTGTTTCAGTTCTCATATTAATATTTCTACCGGCTTCTAGATTTATGTCGCGGTCAGCACGTATGTTGAGATCCTGTTGAGTATGCACACTGATGCTGTCTTGAGCATATACATCTATCTTGCCATTACTGGTAAGTTCTATCCATGCTGTTCCTCTAGCATTGGCAATATAGATTAGGTCTTCTGAATTATGCATCAAGATTTGATGGCCAGTCCTAGTTCTTACTCTAAAGTATTCGCTAGCTGGTATAGTTGCAGAACCAGTATCGCCCTTTCGTTGATTTTCTGCGTCTAATAGATCAATGTACTTTACCGGTCCGTCAGCAGCGGAGGTGGCTCTATGAAATCTGTCATTGCCATCATCCATGACCAACTGTGTGCCACCTAGTCTACTCACAGGCACCGTGGCCAAACTGTCTGACTTGCCTATCTGCTGTTTTTTTGCACCAACTCTGCGATCTAGAGGACCTGGGGTAGAAATACCAAACACCATACTAGGAGCTTCTCGTCTTGGGGATGAAGTAGTAAAACCCCTGACATCATCTTCTAATAGGCCTTGTTCAAGAAATCTATCTGCAATAGGATGTACTACTCTGGGAAATTTTTCGGGATCTATCTGTTGTTCATCGCCGTTGATGCGTTTGTTGATTTCGGCCACAGGCAAGGGCAATGAGGTATCACCGTATCTTTTTTTATCTTCAGCATCAAGAGTGTTCACAGTGCTGCCGGCTATGGCTGGAACCATGTGGTTAATATTAACACCTGGCACACAGGCAAACCAAAACCCTGCGGCAGGATCTCCATTAACAAACAACACCAACACATTGACTCCCACATCCGGTGGCACAAACCACATACCATATGATTTCTGGGTGTCATTGAATCCATCTATGGTTGATTTAGTTCCATCATTCTTGCCCATAAATTCAAAGGGAGTATATCCAAAAAATGGAGATGCGTATTTGACAATAAAAGTTTGACTGTCCTCGCCTGACGTATTTGACTGATCCTTTAACAAGTTAACTTCGATCGATCCCATGAAAGAAGGATCAAGATGACTGATCACCCTGGCAATATAGATACCAGTGGTTAATCCACCACTCCTGTCTGCATCGTCAACTGACGGTCTTGATAATTCAGCCATTAATTTTGTCCTAGATCTCGATAGTACCTAAATCCAACTCTTCTTTGAGATTGATTAGGGGCAGCACTTGTAACGGGTGCAGCACTTGTAGCAGGGGCGGCGCCAACATTAGAATTACCGGAGCTGTTGTCTACGATAGATGTCTTTGGTGGTTCTTTCTCACCTATTTCTATGGCTGGAACCTCTGCTTTGTTGACCACTGATGCTTTTTCTCCAGTAATGGTTTCATTGACTTCAGGTCCTTGCGGTCCTGGCATTCTAATGCACTTCAATTTCTGTTTCCAATTTCCATCATTGAATGTATTTTCACAGGATACCACCCTATATATACCACCAAATGCACTTTCCTTTCCTGATACTGAAAAATCATATAAACCTTTTTCTTGGTTTATATCGGCTGGAGTTCTAAATGAAATATAGATATAAACGTTACCACTTTCGTAGTTCATGGTGCCATCATCTGTGATCTGGGCTGTGGGTGAAGCAGCACCCACAAAATAGTTACTCATTCCCGAATCTATCAACCAATACGGGTCGCCAAGTATTTCAAGATTTACCGTGACCATGTCAGCACTGCTGCCGCTGATAAACGCTTCTTGAAAATTTTCTGCAACGTTTTGTTCGACCGTTTTGTAGTCAGAACCACCTTTGAATCCTTTCAATAGTCTAGGATCACGCTTTGGTCTAGATCTACCAGTTTGTGCACCTTGCACTTCCTTGGCCTGTCCTTTACCTGTTTTGGTAGAAGCGTTTTTTGTTTCAGATGGAAATTGATCTTGTGTGGCAGTTTTAGCAGCATCAGCTTCTGGTTTAGGATTCGCTCCTGCATAGAATAAATTATTGATGTCAATACTGAAACTAAGGATGTCGACATTTTGTCCGGTATAGATATATTGATAGTCTTTTACAACATCTTTCATGAGTTCTGCATACCCCACTGGTGCGGACGTGGCATTGGCAAATATGCTTTGATGCACTAGATATGGCACAACTCTGAAAGTTATTTTTTTTGCATAATCACCTGTGAGTTTATCGAGGTCTAATAGCTCTAGCTGCACGTCTAACTTGAACCACTTGATGAATCCCTGCGGTGTAAGATTGTTTGGCTTCAATGCATTCGTGGCATATTCTGAACTGAGAATAATTTGGTTGATGATTGCGGTCAATGACTGATTTTGGCCGAATTGAAAGGCTCGAGTTTTTGGATCTATGGTCATACCATCTCTGATTAACACCCCTGTTTTTTCATCGTATTGATCACCGGCTCGCTTGAAAACAGCTTTACCACCGGAACTTTGATTAAATCCTAGACTCGCAGAGGCTATATAATTCTTGTCTAGTAGTTGGGGATCTTTTTTGATTACATCGGCTGGCACTGCTGCTATCTTCACTTCTTTGCCAGGGTCTGTTGTGGCTCTTTTTATTTCTGCTTGACTTCCTGCCGAACTTTGCCAGTCGCTGGAAAGTATGGGAAACTGTATCACATATTCATCTGTTAAAGTAATTTTTCCGTCGGCTTTTAATTTTTTTTCATTGTCGTTGAGATAGGCTACGAGACTGCCCTCGCCGCCTGACAACAGATCAAACACAAGACCGGGACCGCTGGCAACTAGTTTTACCTCACTGTAAGTGGTGTTGATGACATCAGAAAATCCTTGATGATTATATGGTATGGCTTCTACCTTGTATACACTGCCTCCTTCATTGACCGTGAATTTAGTAGACGACAGTTTCATTACAAAATACTTGGGTTTTATCTGAGACAAATTCTGTCCTAGCTCATTGAATCCCTGGATGTCCATGCGTAACACAAATGGTGCATTGTCTAGATAACTGAGGTATTCTGCTTTCACTGCGGCATTCTGCATGCTTTGTAACAACAGTCCCATGGAATGTGGTTCAATGATGTCAAAACTAAATTTCACAGCATTACTGTTTCCTGTGGCTTCGTTGGCTCCTATTATTGTCTGCATTACAAAATTATTGATGTAGTATTCTGGACTGCCAAAAAATGTCCCTACTCTGTCTGCGTCATATCGTCCTGCAGATGAAAACACTATATTTTTCAATGCTGTTGGATTATTTCTATACGATTTTGGATCATTGAATTGCCCCGGAGTCAAACAAGCAAATGTCCACAGAACATTTGAACTAGCAAACACTTCCATGGGATTGGTAACTTTAGCAGGTAAATTTTTCTTAGCTGATGCAGCTGTGGTATTTGATTTGGTTTCTTGTTTTGATTCACCATTTTGCAGCACATCGGCGGCTCGTGCGGGTGTCTCTAGAGTTTTTCTCACGGCATTGCCTAAGGCAATGGTGCTATTGGTGAATTCTTCAATGGCTCGAGTACCGTCTGGTTTAAAAACTAGTTCTCGACCGTCAGGAATAAATCGTGCGACCATTTATACTCCTAAAAACTTTGAAAGATTTTCTTTTTTAGGCAAGTATATCACAGTTCCTGGCACGAAATCATATATGGGATCGTTGATCACACTCATATTTCTTTGAATGAACACCCACCATAATTTAGCACTACCATAGATATCATAGGCCAATAGATCGGGTCTGTGCCTATATTGATTTTCAATCACGTATCGAAAATCATCTGCTTCCGCTGGCACTGGTCTGATCTCTAAAAGATCAAGATAAAAATTATTCTGCCTTGTGTCAGACCAGGGGCTGGTTTTTGCGTAATTGGCCATTAGATGTATCCTACCTGATCCTTGCCGGCGCCGGACATTTTTCCGCTGGCATAGTCTTGCAGGTTAAATTTTCTCAAACCTTGTCTACTGTATACTGGCGCTACCTGCACTGTTATTGTGCTTAACACAGGCACCCAAGTGTACTTGCCGTTCTGAAAAGGATCACATTTGATATAGTTTACATCGTCTTTTAGATCCACAGAGAATGATTTTATTATCACAGGAACTTTGTCAAACACATGACTGCCATATCCTGTGAGATTACAGATAATAGGAGGATTTCCTGCAAGATTACCTTGGCCGAAAAACATCTTGGTAGCTGTCTTGAAAAATGTTGTAGCAGCTATCCAATAGTCACCATCTGAGGCAGTTTCACAGCTGAACTCACCGCTGATTGTTATGTCATCGACCACACTGTTTTTGTAGCTGTATTGAGCATAGTTGGCATGAGTGATGGGTATGGTATTGTATTCTGCTTTGGTACTGACTGTGATATTAGGCATGTATGGCCAAACTACTCCTCCGGTCTTTACTAGTTTTTCAAACAACGGGCTGTTGAAATAATTCCATTGACAGGTTATGCGCACACGCCAATCATCTTTGGCGCCGGGGTTAAGCTGTATGGCCTCACCTTGTTTTGCAAACACCTGTGCCCCTTTTGGTATGTTGACCCCTCGCTTGAGACTAAGTATATTGTTGAGCATGCCGGCAGATGCACTAAGGCTACCGGCGGCCTTCATTAATCCGCCTGCGAGGTTACCACCAGTGAGTTTATTAAGTGTTCCTGTGATGTCTGCTGCTATATTACTGGTCGAACCTGCCACTGTTCTTAATTTATCAATTGCACCGCCCACAGCACTTTGTATGGTATTGTTACCTCCCAACGCACTAGCACCAAAGTCTTTTATGTCTCCAGCCATCTGGTTTAGACCTGATTTAAATCCTGCTGATAGATCTGAAATTTTGTCATCTAGCTTTGCTTTTTCTAACGCAGAAGTAGCATTTTGCAGTGTAGCTTGCCCCTCATTGGTAACTCGGCTTATGCCTTCCGAAATACCTGCTACCAGTTGCGAAAAAGGTGCTGTGGGATTACTGCCTGGTCCCGAAGATGCTGCTTTATCACCACCAAATCCAAACGCCGCTGTTAATCGTTCGTTGGTTTTACGGTTGTTGGCAACCTGTTCGGCAGTGATGCCTTCGGGGTCGCCGCTGGCTCGATTAATCCGAGCGGCTTCTTCTTGCGGTGTTTCAGGATAAGTCTTACGAGCCATTTTGAGCAGATTTCCTTGTCATATAGACTATTTATTATGATAAAAATGTGCTATTATATAA